TATTATTACCTTCCTATCTTTTAATGGTGTCCAATCTTGTTTGTCTAAATTATTTACACCACCATGCCAAGTACAAGCATCACCATCATATATGCTTTTACAACCTAGTAAGGCTTTCTCACCTTCATTGATAACAACATAATCTTCAGGCTTTTGATTCTCACAATAGATAGGCAAGATGCCATCAGGTCTTTTCATAACCCATTGATCTTTTATCTTAGTAAATGGTGCATATTTTTGTTTGATGTGATGTTCATTAGGAAACCGCATAACGCAAAAAGAATCAGAATAACGAAGATAAACGACAGACTCAGTTTTTAGCTGGTACATATCTTTATCGGTAAATGTTCTTGTAGGCTTTGTTGGCTTTATAGGTTTGTATTCTTTTAAAAAATCATCAGGATCAAGACCACGATTCTTAATAAATTCTATAAGTCCATAACCTTGACCATTCTCAAAGTCAAAGAAAGTACCTGATGCTAAGTCTAAGGCAAGTGAGCCTTTTCTATTAAATCTCCAATGAGTAGAAGATTTGCTAGTAGGCTCACCTAAGATTTGCACCGCTATCTCAGGTGCGATTTTCTCCCAATCTAATTCCATCAATCATTAAAATGGAATATCACCTGAATCCAATGTATCTAATACAGGATGTGATTCTTTGGTGTCACCATCTGACGTAGGGAGAAAATTATCATGTTGGCTATCGCCATTTTGATTGTCAGATGGTGACTCGCTATACCAATCAGGGATAACGAACTCTGCTGGTCGGTCTTTCATACCGACAAATTCAAAGTGTGGAATTGAAGTAGAGCCTTTACCGATTGAAATACTTTCTGAGCCTGTATATTTAACCACAGGTAATTTACCTTCATTTTCA